TAGTAGAGGTCGGCCGCGCCGGGTCTGATGTAGTAGTGGCCGACGCCAACACTTTCACATTCAAGGAATCCGCCATGAAGATGACCAAACTGGGCAAGGCCCTTTTTGCGGCATTGTGCGCGGCCTCTCCGGTACTGGCAGCGGATTCCGCTTTGCCTGCCCTGGTAGGCCCTGCAACCCGCAAAAATTTCAAGAAGGAAGACGTTAAGGCCAAGTTGCTGGCCCTCGACTCTGACCTGGACCCGCAACAACTCGACAACGTCATCGACGCACTGTTGGACGTGGAACAAGACCCGAAGCCGGTCGAAACCCCAGCCGCCGCCGCTGACGAATCGCCGGCCGACAAGCTCCGCGCCCTGCTGTCCGGCAAGGTGGACGACGCCACGCTGGAAGAGGCTTGCGGCCTTCTGGCTACTCCGGCCGCCGATGCTGACCCCAAGGAAGGTGAAGGCGGCATGAAGAAGGAAGAAGTTGCCGCGGCCATGGACGGCTTGCGTAAGGAACTCCGCGAAGCCAACGAAGCCGCCCGCGAAGTCCGCCATATCGTTGGCGACGTTGCCATGGATTCGGCCGCCGAAATCTACGGCTTCGCCCTCGACCACATGAAGGTCGACCGCGCTGGTGTGGAAGGTGCCCCGGCCCTTCGCGCACTTTTCAAGGTTGCCGCCGCCAACAAGGCGTCCACGGCTCCCGTGCATGTTGCCCAAGATTCCGCCGGCCTGGCCGCGAAATTCCCGGGCGCCGCACGTTTCCGCAACGCCTAACAGGAGGTAATTACCATGGGCTTTCAAACTCAAGTCAACGCGCAACAGGCCCCGGCCGTTGTTGGCGACTTCGCTTCGGGCAATCCCCGTGCGGCTACCGTGTCCCCGGAAGGCGGCTTTGTTGCTGGCGCAGCTGGCGTCACCGTTGGCCGCTTCGCCTGGATTAAGTCCGACGGCGTTACCGTGCTGAATACCGGCACCGGCAAACCCGACGGCTTCATTCACCGCGAACAACAGGCGCTTATTTCGAGTTATCTGGCCGAAAGCAGCAACTTGATTCCGGTCGGCTTCCCCGTTACCCTCATGCGTACCGGCGATTACTACGCCCTGGCGAACGTTTCCAGCGCCGTGAAGGGTGAAAAGGCTTACGCCAAGTTCCAAGACGGTTCCACCCGTTTTGAAGCCACCGCGTCCGCCCCGGCCTCCGCTTCCATCACCGCCGCACAATCGGACACTACGCTTACGGTTTCCGCCGTCGGCTCCGGCTCCCTGAACGTGGGCGACTTGGTCACGCAAGCCAGCGGCACCCCGGCCTATATCACCGCCCAACTGACCGGCACGGCCGGCGGCACCGGCACCTATACGCTGAGTGTTTCGCAAACCGTTTCCAGCGGCGCCGCGACTGCCACCAGCTACGTCGAAACCGACTTTGCTTGTTCCCGTGCCGCTGGCGCTGGTGAACTCGCGGTCATGTCCCTGTAAGGAGCCAACAACATGAATCCCATTCTTCAAGCACTCATGGGCCGCGCTGGCATCCATTTCATGGGCGTCAACCCGGACTTCCAAGCGGAGGGCGCCGCCGCCGGTTTGCGTTTCGCGCAAGACGGCTTTGCGTGCGACGCGCAACCGGCACTTGTTACCGTGTCGAACTCCGGCATTCCGGCCTTCCTTTCGACCTACGTCGACCCCAAGCTGATTGAGGTTTTGGTATCGCCCATGAAGGCGGCCGAAATCGTGGGCGACGAAGTCAAAAAGGGCGATTGGACCACCGAAACGGCCATGTTCCCGGTCGTGGAATCCACGGGCGTTACGTCCGTCTATGGCGATTACAGCGAAAGCGGTAACGCCGGGGTGAACAGCAACTTCCCGCAACGCCAGTCGTTCCATTATCAAGTCATGACCCAATGGGGTGAACGTGAACTTGAGCGTGCCGGCCTGGCCCGGATTGATTGGGCCAACCGCATGAACATTGCGTCGGCCCTGACCCTGAACAAGTACCAAAACAAAACGTACTTCTTCGGCGTTTCCGGCCTGCAAAACTATGGCCTTCTGAACGACCCCAGCCTGTCCGCGGCCATCAGCCCCACCACCAAGGCGGCCGGCGGCACCAGTTGGGCGAACGCCACGGCGCAAGAAATTAACGCCGACGTGCAGAAGCTTTACAAGCAACTGCAAACCCAAGCCAATGGCCTGGTCGAACTGGATACCAAAATGACTTTGGCGCTTTCGCCAATTTCGGAAGTCTACTTGACCAAGACCACGGACTTTAACGTCAACGTTTCGGACATTCTGAAAAAGAATTTCCCGAACCTGACCATTAAGACCGCGCCGGAATACTCCACCGTGTCGGGCGAACTGGCCCAACTGATTGTGGACGATCTGGAAGGCCAGCGTACCGCCTCTTGCGGCTTTACCGAAAAGATGCGGGCGCACCCCATCGTCGTGCAGTCTTCCAGCTTCAAGCAGAAGAAGTCGCAAGGCACTTGGGGTACGGTCATTTTCCGCCCGTTCCTGATTGCCCAAATGCTGGGCATCTAAGCCAGCGACGCAACAACCCGGGGGCTTCGGCTCCCGGGATTTTCACCAAACTAGGAGAGTTTGAAAATGGCAAAAATCGTCGTAGTGGGTTGCAAACTGCCCCACGGTATCACCATCGAACACCCCATGGACCCGACCAAAACGGTCGAACTCAAGGGCAAGAATAAGGCCCTGATTGTGGGCGCGGATTACGCCAGCACGGAAGTCGACGCGGACTTTTGGGAGCAATGGGCGGCCGTGAATAAAGAATTCCCCGCGGTCAAATCCGGCGCCATCTTCGTCGCCAAGAGCGCCGCGGATATCGTGGCCGTTGCGCGTGAAAACGCCGACCGCAAAACTGGCTTTGAAGCCATGGACCCGAAGTCGCACGGCGTCAAGCCTGCCGATAAGGATTAAGCGCCATGACCGCCGTTGTCTTCGACCCGGCGGCCTTCAAGGCCCGCTATCCTGAATTTGCAGCCGTAGCCGACCCCACGTTGGCCGCCTGCTTTGACGAAGCGGGCCTTTACTTGTCCAATTCGGACAATAGCCCGGTTCAAAACCTGACCCGCCGGGCTACCCTTCTTAACATGCTGACCGCGCATATCGCCTTCATTGGCGGGAAGCTGGCCGCGGACGGCATGCCCCGGCCCGTGGGGCGCCTTTCCCAGGCCGGGGAAGGTAGTGTGTCGGCCGCGTTTGAAGGGCCGCCCCCGGGCTCCGCGCAATGGTTCCAGCAATCGCAGTACGGGGCCGCCTTCTGGCAAGCGACAAGCAGCTTGCGCGGCTTCCGCTACCTGGCACAGCCAACGAGGTATTGACATGGCCGACCACACTCTCAGCGGCGCCGACGGGGTCATGAAGACCCTGGAAGATATCGCCCGCAAGATGGGCGGCGGGAACGTTGCGGTCGGCTTTCCTGCGGGCGACATGTATTCGGACGGCACTCCGGTTGCCGCCGCCGCTTTTTGGAATGAATTTGGCACTTCCACTATCCCCCCGCGCCCCTTCTTCCGCCCAATGATCGCCAAGGAGTCGGCCACTTGGGCACCGAAAATGGCAGCATGGGCGAAAAGGTTCGACTATGACGGCCCTAAAGTTCTGGCTTGGTTGGGAGAAGATATTGCGGGAGCGTTGCGGCAATCAATCATCGACGTCAATAGTCCAGCACTATCACCAATTACTTTGATGCTTCGCTCAATGGTCGGAAATAAACCTGAATTAATAACCGGACGAATGGTCGGAGAAGCCGCAGCAAGAGTTAAGGCGGGCGAAACCGGCGCATCGGGCACGCAAGCCAAGCCGTTGAACTGGACCGGCACGATGATGCGGGCGCCAGCATATAGCGTCAATGGTGGCGCGTTCACTAAAGTTGCAAAGGGAAGTTGACCATGGACTTGCGCGGCCTCGCCAATGGTGTGACCACCACCGTCAACCCGAACGAAACCGTTACCGTATTGCGGTCGACGGGCTACACCATCGGGGCCGGCGCAAAGCAAGTGCCGAGCTACGCGGCCCCGGTCGACGGCCCCGGCCAGGTGCAAGCCTTGGACGCCAACGACATAAAGCAGCTTGACGGCTTGAACATTCAAGGCACCATCCGGGCCATTTATTTGCGTGGCACGCTGGCCGGCGTCATTCGCCCGGACGGCACGGGCGGCGACCTTGTCAAGCGCAACAGCGGGGCGCAAACTTGGCTTGTGGTCAAGGTGCTGGAATCCTGGCCCGATTGGACCAAAGCGGCTATTTGCCTTCAAGGGTCTTGACAATGAGCGGGCAAATTTATTTGATTCGCAACATCATCAACGGCAAAGGCTATGTCGGTCAAACAAAGTTGACGGTCGTCGCACGATACAAAAAGCATTTGGAGAACGCGAAGCGTGGCATTGATGGTGCGCTATATCGGGCAATGCGAAAGCATGGTGTCGAAAATTTTAGCGTTATTGAAATTGCAACATGCGACCGTCTTTTGTTGGACGATTTGGAAAAGCACTACATTAAATTTTTTGGCACTTCCACTGTATCCGGGCACGGGTACAACATGACCGACGGCGGCGATTCTCGACGCGTACCGGAAGGCTGGCGTCAGAAGGACGAAAGCAAAGCCAAAAATTCAGCGAGTCATAAAGGTATGAAGCGTCCGCCGCGTTCTGATGAATACCGAGCAAAACAGGCCGCCGCCCAAAAAGGTAAGAGCATTCCCGATGAGACTAAAGCTAAAATATCGGCGGCCCTGAAAGGGAAAAAGAAACCGTCCCGTTCGGAAGAATATAAAGCAAATATGTCGGCCGCGAAAAAGGGACAAGGCAAGGGCAAGCCGTGGTCGGAAGCTAGGCGCTTGGCACACAAGGGGCAATAATGTACACCGCCAGCATATCCGTCGACCAAGTAATCGAAGCCCTAGCCGCCTTCCTGGCGCCCTTCGTGCCTGGCGGTCAAATCGTGCGGGCACAGGTCAACCGCGTGGCGCTTCCGTCTAACCCGTGTTGCGTGCTTACTGAAATGCTGCAAGTTGACTTGAGCGTGCCGGCCACGGATTACCAGCCGGACGACGGAACGGCCACGGTTGCAGGCCCTACCCGCATCGACGTTCAAATTGACTTTTACGGAGCGCAAGCGGGCGAGTTTTGCAAGACCGTAAAAACCGCCTTCCGTTCGCATTGGGGCTTCGCGCATTTCCCGGCGAACATTAAGCCGCTGTACACGTCCGACGGCATTCAATCCCCGCTAACCACGGGGGAACAGCAGTATGAAAGCCGATGGACGTTGACGGCATCTTTGCAATACAATCCAATTGTTACGGTCCCCCAAGACTTTGCCGACGTACTTGTTCCAAACAAGGTATTGCCGGCGGACGTTGTGGCACCGTGATTGCGGATTACCACTTATTTAACGAGGTGAACAAATGACTATCCCGGCCAGTGACATTGTTGTCGTCAACCCCGGCGTCGTTGGTTCCGGCGGTAATCCGCTGGCTCTAAACGGCGTCATTCTCTCCCAAAGCCTTTTGCTTCCGAC